ATCATCTCTATCAAAAGTTCTAATGCCAAACAGATTGTTTGCTTCATTTGCAAATCGACTCTTACCCCAACCAGTTTCAACGACTGCCTGTGCAAGAATTAATTCCTTTGGTATTTGTTTATCAATCGTCATATCTTTGTATAGATGCTCAATACAAGAATTAAGTGAGTAAACAAATAAAGGTTTTGTTTTTGTTATGATAGTGGGTTTGTCAATTGCTTTTGCTTCAGTAGATGTAAAAGCAAAAAGAGCTATTGCCAAGATACATGCAGTAAATACATGTATCACAGTTATTTCAAACTGTTTCTTTTTCTTTTTGAGTTTGTTTCTTCGTAATCTTTGAGTGGCGTATTTGTTTCTAATCATAAAAAAATCTCCATGCTTCTTCGTCTGTTATGGGTAGTTTCTCATAAGGTACCGTATCTTTCGGTAAAGGCAAATCATCAGTCATAATGTAAAAACCCTCCTTTCAGAGGGTTTTGAAAGAATATTAATCTTTTTTCATAAAGTTATCATCCCAACCAAATGCATCTTTGACTAGGTTAGCAGTAAATCCTTTGTACTTGTTGTTGACTTTCTTATTGACAACAGTTACTAAGAATTCTGCCTCTTCGGCACTAAGACCTTCTAACATTTGAATAAAGAGTGTTTCTCTTTTATTATTTGATAGTGTATTATCACCACCTTTTGTGAACAAATACAAACGCTTTGCTTCTTGTTGAAGTAAGGTGTGTTCTGTTCCCACAGGAGCATCATTCGCCACATACGGCACATCACCTTGTGGTAATAACCATTCTATGTTTGGGTCAAATGCACCTTTTAAAACCTGTCGTAAAGGTACTGAATCGTGTTCTTGCAGTACTTTTAACTTTTTAGGTTTGTCTTTTGCATTGTTTATCTTTGTAGCGATTTCGCTGAACAAAGGTGGAACTGCTCGGCCTGATTCTGCCATTGCAGCCATGCCTCGTCTAGTTGTTAATGCAGGGTGGGATTGTTGTGTTGCTTGCTCTTCTATGACAGAGCCATCAGGGTTTCTTCTGATTATCATGTTATTCTCCTTAACAGTTCTTTTGAAGTCTAAAATTCGTCAATGACTTCAATTAAAGTTTTAAGTTTTCTTGTAATAAAGTAGTTAAGAATCTTACTTCTATGTGCTACTTTAACCTCGTTAAATTCATCATATATTTTCGCCTCAATTTCTGGCGGTATTAGACTTAAATCAATTAGTTTTTGATTTCGGTCGTAATTCTGTTGTTCTTCAGGAGTCATAGTCATAACCATTTCGTTTAACCATGCCTCAATTTTCTTTTTAGTTAAAGGTCTTTGTCGTCTGCCTTCAATAAAAACATTATCATCTGACAATACATTTGGGATGCCATCACTTCGGTCACCTTTTAGTATATGCTCTTTAATATATATACTCGGGTTTTCATCTTTTCCTATAAATTTGTTTAACACAGGACTGTATTGTTGTACATTCTTATTGTGTAACTGTATGAAATCTTTGTCGCCAGATAGTATCAGTATCTTCTGGTCGTGATGTTTTCTTACTAGAACAGCAATAATATCGTCTGCTTCTGTTGTATCTAGTTCAACATATCTGTATGGCATATGTTCTTTGAGTTCTCGTCTGATTGTAGTTAGAATCTCAAATATCTTAGCCCAATCATGGTCTGATTTCTCTCGTGATTCTTTTCGGCCTGCCTTATAGTTTGGGAATATCTGCTTTCGCCACACATTACCACTATCACAAGCAAGAACCATTTCGCCATACTTATCACGAAACTTTTTATTATGCCCACGAAGNGAATTCAACACCATGTGTCTGACTAAATCTTCACTTAGTTCTGGTGCATTACGACCATTAATCTGAATCATCAGATTAGAAATCATTATTTGACTTAAATCAACTAGTATCATAATCTATCCCATTACCATATCGAATGCTTCTTCACGGCTCATTGCCCATTCTCGTAAAGCATCATTTGCTCGTTTATCAAGTTCACGCTTTTTGAGGAACTTGTATACTGTACCAGTTGTGTTTAGATTGGGTTTGGGGTCGTATGAAGTGCCGAACGCAAGTTCGTCTTTGTTTGCATATGAATATTCAATGCCGTTGATATCTTTTGCCATTATTTACCACCTTTTTTCATCATAATATAGTTATATTATACACGAATACTGGACTCGTGTCAAGCATTATTCCACTTATTTAGCGTCTTTTTTTAGCTAATTCGTTGTTAATCCAGGCTTGTGCCATTGGTGATGTTGGTTTACTTCTGACTAACTTTTGAATTTCTTTGTAGACTTTGATATTAACATCTTCAGCCTCTACATTATTATCTACTTCAACAAAGTTCTTAGAACCAAAGATAGCACGAAGTTTAGGTATGTTCTTTTGAATTTGTCTATGACTGTTGATAACGATTGGTTCTGGCACACTTCTTGGTCGCAACTCATTTCGTTTAAGTGCAACCTCTAGTGTCGTATTTACAAACACCATGTAAGTATCATAACCAAGATATCTCATTGATTGGGCTTCTGCTTCGATTCTTGCAGTATCTCGTGCAGTAGAGTCCATTATCATCCCTAAACGACCATCAATGGCATGTTGGTGCATAGACATTGTGCCTCTCTTTGCTCTTGTTCTAAGAAAGTTTTTTTGTTTTGTTTGAAAGGCTGACATGTTTGTCATCTTTAGTTCTAAACCTACCTTTTTAGCGTATCTCTCAAAACCATCATCACTATTAATGACTTTCATTCCTTGACCCATGAGAGTTTTTGCTGATACCCATGATTTGCCTGAACCAGGTCCGCCTGCCAAGAAGAATGCTTTGAATATATTCTTGTCGTAGACGCCTTCGTTGATTGCTTCTTCGTTGTCGAGAAAGTCGTTAAAGTTTAACATAGTTGTTTTTTAAAAGATATATTAACTATTTATATCATTTGCCAACTGGCGCTACTGTAACCCAACCCATTAATTTATCTTCAAACTCACCATAGTACATACTTGACCAGTCGCCTGTTTGAATATAGTTTTTGATAGAACGAATATAAGACTGAGCACCAATTCTAGTTCTCATTGCCTTATCTTTGTCCTTTTGTGATATGTCGCCGTTTCTTGAGCGTTCTGTTAGTCTAGCAGTTTTGACAATGCCTTCTTGTGTTTTTATCCACTTCTTTACATTGACATATGACATTGTGTTATCGTCTGATAATGCTTTCACAGCATCATGTACATTCACTAACTTAGGTGGCTTTCGCTTTGCACGAAGTTTTGCCATCTTCAATCTCATTGCTTCTTTCTTTAACATTTCTTCTGTAGTCATCATATAGTTATTCCTCAAAGTTCAAAATCATTTATATCTAAAAGTTCACCTCTGAAATTAATTTTACCCTTGTCGATAAAATATTCACGAAGTTCATTGAAACCACCAATGTGCTTTTCATCAATCACAATTTGTGGTATCGTTCTTACTGGCTTGCCCAATTCTTCAAAGAGTTCTTCTAAAGAAATATCTTTAGTAACAACCTTCTCTGTGTACTCATGGCCAAGTTGCGTTAATAACGCCTTTGCTTTATCACAAAACTGACAGGCAGGTTTGCTATAAACTGTAACATTCATTTTCTTTCCTTACTTTTTGAAGTTCAATGAATAATGTTTGCCATCAACATAAAACACTACAGTTGAATGACTGTAAACCTCACTCACTTCTTCTTCATATCTTGTTTGTACATCACAGACAGTAACGACACGAGAACCTTGACCGTTTTTGACTTCTTCATCATGTGCTAATGAAGCACCCATGAGAGCCCCGAACAAAGTCATTGCATCTTTACCATCACCATTTCCGAACTGATTGCCTATTGCACCACCAAAGAGTGCGCCGACCAGTTCATTAGTTGCACTTCCATCACCTGCAGGTTGTACTCTGTCTTGGCAGACTTCTACTCTATAAGGTATCTGTTTGATAACAGTTTTATATGTATCAGTTACAACGCCTCTATCAATAGGGGTTGCAGCCATTGTCGCAGTAGATACTGCTATTGTGAATAGTGCAATTAATTTCTTCATTCTATCTCCTGTATTTTGTCAAACTGTACACGATTCTCTATTGGTGTAACCAACATATACATGCATAGTACTAATAGAGAGATAGCTACAATCTTTGACATTGTTTTTTAAGTAGTTTTTACTATATTATACACTGGTTGAGGACTAATGTCAAGCATTATTCCATGTTTTTTGCGTAAAGATAAACTCTGGCGTGAATTATAACGGCATTCTGAACCACATGTCATCATCATCATCGCTGTCTTGAGATGAGGCAGCATTGATTCGTAAGAATGTGAGTAGTTTGGTATAGAATGATTTTATTTTTGTCATTTTTCACGCCTGAGTTAAATGAAGCTTGAGATATCAAATCAAATTTCGGATTAGATACGCACTTTTGGTGTTGTATCTGCCTATATTTAGAAAATCAGAAACTTTGACTTTATTCTGCTGTATATTTACAGATGAAATACGCATCTGCTACATCTGAAACTGGTGATTTTGATGTCGTATCGAACACTTGTGCAAGATTTGTGCCTGTATCTTTTTCAAATGCGTCAATCATTAACTCTTTATTTGCGTTTCCTTTTCCTGTCGCAAACTTCTTAATAACTGATGGCGGAATTAAATTATAATCCCAACCACACTCCATTTTCAACTTATACTTTAATAGCCCTAGGTTTTCTGCGATATGAAATACTCTTCCCGTGGAACCATACGAGTAATCTTCTATCTGAATAGGTGCATCACCTGGCCAATAGAAATATCCATGTTTGGTTTGATATTCTTTCGTGTGTTTTTTAATGATGTCTACAACCCAATCAGCAATCTGACTATATCTTTCAGGTTCGCTTGTGTATGGTTTGTGTGATGTGCCTATGTATCTAACATTAGTTACAAAAGGGCGACAAAATGTAGCATCATACTTCTTTGTGTTTGTTAAGAAGTAAAATGTACAATCTTCGTATTTAAATTCGCCTTCACTTGTGTTGACACATACGCCTGGTGAACTTAAACTATAATCAATCCCAATCTTCATTTAATAATACATCTTCTTCAACTTGTTCATGCTCTTCGCCACAGAAAGGACAATACTGTTCGATATAATCGTCCTCATCTAAATCATGTACTACAAGAAATGTTGCAGAACAATTTTCGCATATTGTTTTAATTGCCACTAAAAGTCTCCATCAACATAGGACCGAATTGTACCATAATCCACGAGAGAGCGCCAATCGCAACTAAACCTAATAGCATCCACTTCATCTTGAAGTCATCTACAATCATCTGAAATCCTATTATTTCGTTACCTAATATTCTTACAGATAGTTCTAGTTTGCCTTCGTCATCTTTTTTACTCATAATTGAAATCCTTTAAAACTGTTTGTTTCGACATCTTGTTTGATACCGCCCACAACATAACTTTCAATCTCTGTTTCTTGTGGTGCGTTCTGTAGACCTCGACTATTTAACCAATGTTCTGTCCAAGGTAGAGGGTTGTTTCTTAATCCTTGTTCATATGGTGGTGTGAGTCCAATACTTTTCATTCGTCTATTTGCCATAAACTCAACATACTGATTGAGTAGTGTGGCATTTAGACCAATCATTGAACCTTCTTGAAAGAGATAATCTGCCCAATCTTTTTCTTGTTGCACAGCCTCATCATACATTTTGTAAACTAGTGGTTCACACTCTTGCATGATTTCAAGCATCTCTGTATCGTTTTCTTTGTTACGGTAGTTATTTATAATGTTCTGAGAAACAGCAAGATGTACATTCTCATCTCTAGCAATAAGAGATATAATCTTTGCACTTCCTTCCATTAACTTTAACTCGCCAAAACCAAACGAACATGCAAATGAAACATAGAAACGAATCCCTTCGAGTATGTTTACATTGATGAGATTTAGATATAGTTGTTTCTTCATCTCTCTCATGTTGCCTTTGCCTGTCGTATGGTACTTTTGAGCATACTCTATAAACCTATCATATGATTCGGTTACTGTTTCTGCTCTTGCCATAATTTCAGGCGTCTGTACAATTGTGTCTAGTACAGCCGTTGGATTTGAATAGACATTCTTCATAATATAGGTGTATGACCTACTATGAATTGTTTCCATAAAATCCCATGCAACAATCATTGATTCTAATTCAGGCAACGAACAGTAAGGCAAGAACGCTAGACATGGACCTCTGCCCTGTACACTATCTAATAGTGTCTGATATTTTAAATTAGCGGTAAATATGTGCCTCTGTTCTGCTGTTAATGAATTAAAATCATTTCTGTCTTTTTGCAAAGACACTTCTTCTGGACGCCAAAAGAAACCCAATTGTTGTTGATTCAACTTCTCAAATATGGGGTACTTTTGTTGGTCAAACCTCTGCGTGTTTGGCTCAGCGCCAAAGA